TTTGGACTCATTGAGTCAGTTTTTAAAGCATTAAGATACATTTTTCTAGCGTTGCCTTGTAAGCTTTTAATAATATTTGCACCTACTTTAGACTGACCTGAAGCTTCTTGGCTACCTACGCGAGCAGGGTTTTTAATACTTACTGTTCCTTTACTTTTTACTTGTGCTTGTATATGCCTAGCAAAGCGTTTTGATACTTTATCAGGAACAGGATTAGGTGTGTTAGCTCTAACAAACTTATTACCTACTGCATTTGCTATGTCGTTTGTGTTTGAAGCGTCTATACCTTCAGCTAAGTATGTTTTTTTAGACATAGGAGCAAGTAAAGAAGTATCTTTACCCATTTGTCTTCCCATTAATTCTGCTGTTTCAGCGGCTCCTTCAGCGCCTTGAGAAATTTCTTTTGCTTTTGGATAAGTAAGGCCCGTTACTCTTTCAAACGCAACATCTTTAGGGTTTAACTTACTTCTAAGAGTGTTAAACATAGAAGTAGCCGCTTCTCCTCCTACAGATAAAGGAGTTAAGCCTTGCGTATAGTAAGGAAGACCCGCTCCTTTTACTTCACCGCTTGCTGTCGGTATTTTTTTATCAGTAGCAATACCCATTGCTTTTTGAACGCTAGGCATTTTATCAAAAGCATCTCCAATAACACCCCCTCTAACATTTGTAGGCATGTTAAATGCAGTATCATTAATTATGTTTTTACCGCTAGTTAGCATACCTCCTGATAATTTATCAGCGCCTTTTGCTAAATTTTTAGCTCCACGAAAAACAGGCCCTGCTAAAGGAATAGCACCTAAACCACCTAAGGCCGCCATAGCGTAGTTACCTTCTTCAAAATCTTGCATTCCTTCTTTTGCGGATTTAACTTCCCCAATAATAGGGGTAAAATCAGCAAACAAACTAACAGATGCTTTTCCTATTTCTGCTTTTTGTTCTTCTGTAGTTCCTTCTAAAACTTGACCATAAGGTCCAGAAGGAGCTAAAAAACCAAATTTTAAATTATTCCAAACTCCTTGGTCTTCTAAAGCATCGCTCATTCTTCCATCTCCATCTCGTCATCTACTCCCTCAGGAGCAGTAGGCAGTTTCATAAGCTCAACAATAAGCACACGGTCTGCTTGGATAGCGTTACGCATTTCTTTATTTAAACCTGATTTTGAAAGAACATTGTCTGTAAAACGTAACGTAGCAGATAAAGACCTGCGTAAGCTAGGGCTTATTGATCCTCTGTATAAAGCATACCCTAGACCACCTGCCGCGGCAATTCCTGTCAAAGCAGGTAAAGCGCCTATAACAGCCGCGCTACCTACTGCTGTGACTCCTGACGCAACTGTAGCTATCCGCGCCATTGGTGTTTTAGGTAAAGAAGAATCCGTAGCTTTTAAAAGATTTTGCACAAGTCTACCAATACGAGTATCAGCTTCCTTTGCGGCTTTAGGTATAACTCTATCTTTAGCACGTAGCAACAAGTGCTGTCTTCTTAGCTTGTCATGTACAGGAGCCTCAGGAACAGCATCCTTAACAGCAGTGTTTAAAAAATCTCTTACAGTTCTTTGAGCTACTGTATATGCGTCTTCAGTACCATCAAAAGACTTTTTACCTGATGCTTTAACCCACTTGTCTAGTTCACGTCTAACTTCCATGACCTGTACAGGACTGCCGTCAGTTTTGTTTAATAAGTCTTGAGCTTTATTAAAAATTTTCATTGCTACTTTTTCAGCGTCCCCTATAAAAACAGGATTTTCACTAATTGTAATAGAAATATAATCTTTTAAATTAGAGCTTAGTTCTTTTTTATTTAATTTAACTTTTGATTTAGACAATAATTTTTGTAAAGCGTTATGTGTTTTAGTTATTTCATTATCTATAATTTGCCTTGTAGGAACCATGCTTTTCTTTTTATCAATCTCAGGAATCATTTGAAGAACATTTATCATTTCTATTTCTTCATCTGTTGGCTTATAAATGTTTCTACCTTTTTCATTTTGAAACATTCTAAGGGCACGGGCTTCGTCATTAGCTTTTGTAGAAATAGGAGTAATAATATCGTTAATAAAATCTCTACGCTGTCCTGTTTCTAAAGACTTTGCTCTATCAAATTGAACGTCAGCGGCAGTGCGTAATCCTGTTTTATCAGGAACAGGGGATCTTCTTAACGGAGGAGCAAAAACCTCCGCTACGTTTAAAACACTTTCTACTACTTCACCTGATCTAGGGTTTTCACTTTTCCAATTTTGATAATCTTGCCAACTACCTGACATAAAACCCAATACAGACTCAATTTCAGGAACTTGAGCTAAATCTTTTCCAACTTGAGCCATGTAGTCTACTGCTTCTTTTTCAGCACTATCTGGAATAAAATTACTAACAACCCGTGCGCCAATTAATAAACCTTCTCCTACAATATCTAAACCAGTGCCTAAAACACCACGATTAGCAAATGCACCTGCTACAGACTCTGGTACATAAGAAGGAGGTCTATCGTAAAGCTCACCTATAAATTGAGGAACATCTGCAATACTTTCGCCCATTCTAGCCACACCCTCAGCCATTTTTGCTGTAGAACCAAATTGGGCAGGATCATAACCTTCCTGTGGTAAAGCGTCAAGCATACTTACTAACGCATTGACACCTTCTAAATCACCTTCCGCATCAGCTTGTGCTAACGCAGAAGTTAGTTCTTCTCTTGTATAAGCCATTGCTTAACCCTTTGGTGGTAAATATTTTAAAGCGGCTCTTGGAGTCTGGTACATTCCTTGTTCAGGTAAAGGAACATAAAAACTTGCCGCAGTGTTAGCGTCTAAACCACTACCCGCTACATTTTTTAAGCGTTCAAGAGCTTCGTTATTTTTACTAATTGCATAACGACTAGCTTGCTCTTCAATTCTTAACAACCTTTGTATGCTTTCTGCGTCAAGAGCAATTGAAGCGGCTTCTGTTTCTTTTAAGAATTCAATATCTTTGTCCGATATACCAGTACCAGTACCTACGGCTCCTGATCCTAAAACAGCCAATACTTGTCTTGCTCTAGTAGCTATAAATGTTTCAGTAGCGTCTACTGGATCTGTCATTGTTGTTGGTAAAATTCCTAATTCTTTACCTAAACGCAAAACATTTAATTGGAAAGTAGATCCAAACCCAGAAATAATTCCTTCTTGCATTAGCTCTGTAGATCGTTTGTTTAAAATTAAAACATCTTCTGCCGCTCTTGCTTTTTCGTTTAACTCTAAAAAGTTATTAACTGACCCTTCAGTTAGTTTTTCAACAATAGTATTTTTCTGAGACAATACTTTAGAAATTTGAGGAGCTTGTGTTAAACCTAATTCAGAAGGAAATACCCATTTTTTAGTTTCGTTATTCCAAACTTTTCCTGCGTCATTAACACGGAAAGGTTTAGAAATACCTGTTGCATCGTTAAAAACTTTAAGATCAGCTTTTTCACCTGATATTACGTCAATAAACTCTGACACAGACAAACTATCATATTCACCTCTTTCAATAGCCTCTTCAATAACTGTACCCGCTTTTCTTGCTTTAGCTACAGCTATTTTACCTTTACGGCCTTGTTTAGAAACAACATCTTTTTCTTCTTGTTTTCTTATTTGTTCAGCGGCTTTTTCCATATCGCCGCCGTTTTGTAATAATTCAGCCGTAGATGTTAAGCCTAATTCTTTAGCTGTAGTAATTAAAGTAGCCCTTCGTTGATCTTTTGCCATTGCTTCTTTTTGGAGTGTTTCAAATTGAGCTTCTAAAGCAAATGCTTTTTGTTGGTCTACTGTGCCTAAAAGTTCAATAATTTTAGGTTGATCTTTTGGATCTCTAGGGTTTAATTGTTGTAACTGTTCTTGTACTTTTTGAGCAGGACTACGTAAATCTTTACCCATTAATCCTCCTAACCCCCTACGGGCACGTTCAAGACCTGCGGGTCTTCCTGCTTGAACAGCCTGTCCAATGGGTCCTAAACCTGACTGACCTTTACTTAACAAAGATGTTACTTGTTGATTAGGGTCTTGAGAAATACCTGTTAGCATCCCTGCGTAATCTATTTGTTCAGCCATTAGGTTCCACCTCCTACATCTGTATTGCTTCCTTCATCTACAGGTTCTCCACCAAACAAACCTGACAATAAACCACTAAGTAAACCACCGCCACTAGAGCTAAAAATGTCATCTAAAGAGCTTAACCAATCAGGAGTATCAAATAATTGATCTAACCAACTATTGTTTGTAAACGGATTAGAGTTAGTATCCGAATCTCCTCCAGTTAATAAACCACCAGTAGCATTTATACCTGACCCGCTACCTAATAAAAGACTAACTAAGTCTTGATCTCGTCCTTGTCTTAAAGCTCCTGCTTGTTGTTGTGCTTGTAGCAAAGCTTCTAAACCAGACAGCCCTGCTTGAGTTTGCAGTTGCGCTCCTGTTCTACCACCAACATTAGCAATGTTTGCTAAGTTAGTACCTGCTGATAAAGCCGCTAACTGTTGTTGTTGTGGAATATAACTTTGACCTAGTAAACCCGCACCTAAGCCTAGCTGTTGTTGTTGTTCGCCAAGAGCTTGTGTTCTAGCTTGATACGCCGCCGCATTTTTAGCTTCTTCTTGAGCTTTAGATAAAGCAAATTGTTCTGGAGTCCCGCCGTATTGTGCTGTACGTAAACCGCCTCTACCTTGGGCTTGTAGCTGTTGGTTTAACATTTGCTGTCTACGTTGTTCCTCAGGCATTTGTAAACCTCTAATTTGTTCATATAAATCGCTAGAAGCTTGTGAAACATCACCAGTTACATTACCAAACAAAGTGTTTGCTTGGTTTTGTAAAGTTTTTTGCCTTGCTAATTGTTCAGGCGTTAAGCCTAAGTTAAAACCACCTGTAACATCAGCAGTTGTACTACCCGTGCCTGTAGTTACAGTAAAAGGTTTAAAAGCAGACGTACTTACTGCTGTGTCTCCCATTTCTGTAGCCGCGCCTAACGCGCCCCTACCTATGTCTAATGTGTCACTAATTCCTTGTTGTTGGGTATAGTAATTAGACCCTAAGTTCAACAAATCAGTAAGAAAACCGTCTGCCACTGCCATTATATTAATCTCCCAAGTAATGCTAGTATGTCAATTTTTTGTATAGAAAAAGCCGCGTCATTAATTTGTGCTTCAATGCCAAAGGTAACAACACTTCCGCTACCTGATCCGTTTACTTTTGGTGTTTGTATTACAATAGATGAAGAATATTCACCCTCTTCATTATATTCCGCTATACCGTATTCTGCTATGTTGCTTGTACCAAAATTAAAAGATTGTTTACTGTAGTCTGTTAAATAATCATAGCCCCAGTTTAGAGCAGTTTCTGTATTTTGACCACCAATAATAGTTAAATTAAATTTCTTTAAAAATTTTAAATTAGAAGTATTTCCAAAATCCATAGGGTTGCTAAAATAACGCATTTGGAATTTTTCTGTATTGTCTAAATATCCTTCGTATTTTACAATACCTGTAGATTTTCCTATATATGTGTCCCCGCTTGCTGTTAAAGCATAACACAAAGGATTAATTACAGACCATGTAGTAACTCTATGTGAACCATCTTGTAATGCAGATCTCATATCAAAACAATACACAATTTCAGAAGTTTCAAAAGATAATAAATAAAAAGCTTCGTCTGCACTATAATGAGCTTTAATTGGTAAAGTTTGTAAACGAGCTAAAGAAGTAACATCACTACGTACATTTTTACTAATATCTCGCATAGGCATTGATTTTTCTTGTACAACACGTTGAAAACTACGTACTCCGTCTTCAGATAAAAAAATTAAATCAACACCTGTGTTTTTAACAGAATCTCTTGCTATACAACCTACGCCTACAATTGTGTCTGCTAAAGTCATGCTTGCGGGTGTACTTGCGCCGCTATAAACTAAAATAGATCTTTTACCAAAAATAATTAAAAAATCATTATGTGAAGCTATTGATGTTATTTCGTCATAACCTGTAGGCCAGACATTTGTAACATCAAGACTACCAGAAGAACCGCCTGACCATTTACGTCCGTGCAACAAATCACTAAAATAAACAGTGTGTTTGTTTCCTGTTAAATCAGCAACCCATAATCTACCAAAAGCCGCTAAAACTTCATTACCTTGAGGTTGTGTACCTGAAGCATTAGAAGCATCTTCTGCTTCCGTTAAAGCACTTCCATCATAAAGTAAAGGTTTGTGTCCTCTTTGATAAAAAAACAAATTATCTGCTAACGATACTATTTTCCAATTGTTTGCTGTAATAGTTGTTCCGCTAGGAGTAACGTCAGTTAGCGTAGTTGTCCCTGTAAATATTTTATTGTTTCCTGCTGAAAACACAGTAACAGACCCATCATACTCAATAAATTCGTGTATAGCTTCAATGCCTTTGCTTGTGCCTAAAACACTAGAACCGTTTGTTGTAACAATTTCATAACCTTTTCGCGCACCTACACGGCCTAGCTGATCAATAACACAATTGTCTGCAATTGACGCAAAAGAAGGATCAAGACCAATAGGAGAATCTTGTGTGTTTAACCCCGCAAATCCTGGGGCGGCAATTGTTAAAGGTTGTAATTGTTGAGCCATTAAATAGCCGTCCAAATAGTTTCATCAGGAAATTGTGCGGCATCAAAAGCAACTGCGTCAGCTATAGCTTTATCCGCTAAACCAAATTGTTCTACAGCGCTAGTGCCGCCTGTTTCTCCACGTTCTCTTGCACCTAAAGCAGTAGCAAGTAAAACAACAGGATGATTAGGTATTGTTAATTTGTCTGTATCTGCTGACAAGTCACCTGTTCGTTGTACAACATTAAAACTAAGAGCATAAACGCCGTCAGGTGTAGGATAAATATCAAATGTATTATCTCCGTTACTGTCTACGTTTTTGTACGTATAATAAAGAGGAGAACCTTCAGGAGCATCTTGGTTTAAATATACATTACGCATCCAACTAGAACCCCTGCGTTGCATAAATGTATTACTTGTATCATTAATAATATCAAGTATTTTCATTTGGTTTTGTGAATCAGTAACTGTATAATTGTAAGTACCTTGGGTAGTGTTAATTGACTTGGTTGTTCTGAGTGCTGTCCAATCCCAAGTTTGTTCTACTGTTTGTTTGGCTTCGTTTACAAGCTCCCCAACAAGTTTAGAATAAGCATTTTGAGATACGGAAGATACTTCATCTTCACGTAATCTTCTTAAAACACTGTTTACTAATTGTAGGTAAGTCATGAGGCATTCCTTTTTTCTGTTTCTAATAATTTAACAAGTTCTTGAGTATCCTCAATTTTAGTAGTAAACTCAAACGGGTCTCCAAACAAATTATCTGTAGTTCTTGTAGCTAAAGCTCTAACTCTTTGTTTTTCAGCATTTTGTGCTTCTTGAATAGCAAGACCTGAGAAACCGGCTGTTAGCAAGCTTTCAATACTAGAGCCTGTAACTCTTAACAAGGTTTCTAAAGTTTCTCCTGTTAAAAGTAAAGCGTCTTCTAAAGTAGATCCAGTAGCTTTTAATAACTCTTCTAAAGTAGTTCCAGAAGCATTAATAATGTCTTCTAAAGTAGCACCTGTAGCTTCAATAATATCTTCTAAGGAAGCTCCTGTATCTTCAATAAAATCAATTAAACCTTCACTGCCTGACTCAATAGCCTCAACTATTCCTTCACCTATTTCGCCTACCCCTTCTAAAATATCCCCACTTAAGTCGCCTACAATATCTAAAACGTCTCCAATACTTTCTCCTGTAGCATCAGCAAAGTCACCAAGAGCTTCGCCTAAAGGTTCTAAAGCATCAAGAAGATCTTCACCTATCCCTTCTACACCTTCTAAAACGTCTTCACCTAAGTTTCCTATTCCTTCAAGAACATCTTCTACTGTAGAGCCTGTAGCTTCCGCTATATCAGCAATAGTATCAGCTATAGGTTCTAACATGTCACCTAGTGCGTCACCGCCTTCTTCAATTGCATCTAAAATGTCACTACTTAAGTCTTCTACTAAATCTCCAACATTTCCAATTGCTTCACCTAAAGGATCAAGTAAGTCAACTACTCCGGTAATAACATCTTCAACTGTAGAGCCTGTAGCTTCCGCTATGTCAACTAAAGTATCACCTAAAGGACCTAATGCATCTATTACGTCTTCACCTACGTCTGCTACACCACCTAGAATATCTTCGCCTAATCCAGTTATTCCTTCAAGTACGTCAGCAACTGTAGAGCCTGTAGCTTCTGCTATAGCTTCTATAGCTTCACCTAAAGGTCCAATAAGGTCTTCTACAGAATCTACGCCTTCGCCAATAGCGTCAAGAATGTTTTCTCCAACATCTCCAACTAATGTTCCTACATCTCCAATTGCGTCCCCTAAAGGATCAAGAAGATCTACTACTCCTGATATTACGTCTTTAACAGTTGATCCTGTAGCTTCAGCAATAGCTTCTAATTGATCACCTAAGGGCCCTAGCGCGTCTATTACATCTTGGCCAACATCCCCAACTCCTTCTAAAATGTCTTCGCCTACGTCAACAACACCATTAAGTATATCTTCTACGGAAACACCTAAAGCGTCTGCAATCTCTGCTAAAGTTTCTCCTGTTTCTGAAGCAAAGTCAGCTAAAGATTGAGTTAAAGGATCTAAAGCATTTACCATTCCTTTAATTACATCTTCAACAGTTGATCCTGTAGCTTCAGCAATAGCTTCTAATTGATCACCAATAGGACCTAAGGCATCTAACATGTCCTCTCCAATATCCTCTACACCGCTTAGAATATCTTCGCCAACACCTACTACACCTTTTAATATATCCTCAACAGTAGAACCAGTAGCCTCTGCTATGTCAGCAAGTTGATCTCCTAAAGGACCCAACGCATCTAAAACATCTTGACCTACATCTCCTACTCCTTCTAAAATATCTTCTACTGTAGAACCTGTAGCTTGTGCTATTTCTTCTAGTAAAGTACCTAAAGGACTTAAAGCATCTAATATTTCTCCTGTTCCTTCTCCAAGTCCATATAAAAGATCACTTAAACCGTCAGTGCCTCCTTCAATAAGGTCTCTAATTTCTTGCAAAACTTCATCATCAAAATCACTACCAAATTGACTCAAAGCGTCTAAAAGAGTAGATTCAAAATCATCAGGAACAGAATCTAAAATAATTTGAAAAAAGTTATCGTCAATTGTTCTACCTAAATCTCTAATAACATCTTCAATACTGCTTAAATCAATAGTTCCGTTGTCTATCATAAATTTAAGAAGACCTCCACCTAAAGAATCTTCTAGGCTTTGTCCTGAAGCATAGGCAGATGCCGCTAGCTCTACAGCGTCAACAAAATCAGTATATAAAATATCTATATCATTAGAATAAAAGAAAGATTCGTCTAAACCAATTGCTTCTAAAGCAGGTCCTGTTAAATTAAATCTTCTTAATAATACACCTGCGGGGTTGTTAGAGTTAGAAGCTATTTCTAAAATGTTTAATGTTTCTTCATAAGTAGTACCAAAAAGACCAACACCTTCAGTAACATCTATAACATTACCTGCCTCGTCAACCACGTTTGTAGGCGGCTGTATTGCTCCTACAGCCTCTAAAGCGCCTAACCCTAGGTTAAGCCAATCTAAACCATGTAAAGTCTCTCCAGAAGCCGCTCTGACGGCTGTAAGGGCTAGTTGACCTCCGGGAATAAGTGTTGCAATAATGTTTGTAATAGGGTTGTTTAAAAAAGTATCCCATGTAGATTCTTCTGGAGGATCTTCAAACCACATCATAGAGTATTCGCCAACACCTGCTTGACCATTACTTATATCAAAAAAGAAACCTCTATTTTCTAAATCTTGTAATTCTTCTCTTTCTTCGTCAGTAAACCCTTGATGTAAATCTGTATTTCCACCAGTATTAGGTATTTTCATAAACAGTCTTGTTCCGTCATATCCATAAGGATAATCAACAGCAAGCTCTGTGGGTAAAAGACTATCTAAACTTATTTGGTTTTCTTGAACTAATCTAATAAAAGGCCAACCAATTACTTGGTCCCTAGCCCAACCTTCATAAGTAGTTCCTTGTAATTCTCCGCGATTTGGATCAAAAGCAGTAAAAGCGTAAGCTTTTCTTTCTGCTATAGCTTCTTCAGTATTGGGGTCTTCAAGAAGATTAGTATACCATCCAATAATATCAAAATCTTCTTCTTCTTCTTCATCAGTTTCCCCTTCATCTTCAGAACTATCATCATCATCTAAAAGATCACCAAACAAATCATCTGTAGTTCTTGATCCGTCTTCTTCATCTGGAGCTTCTTCAGTGTTGTCTGTTTCTTCTTCCCCAGTAGCGTCTTGTAAACTTCCGTCTTCTTGATCTTCCCCTTCGGTTGTTTCTTCGTCTACTGGATCAACAACATCTTCTGTAACAGAGTCTTCTGTGTCTTCCGCTCCATCTAAAGTTTCTCCAGAATCATCCCAAGGATCTTTAGGTTCTTCTTCATCAGAAATAATAGGGTCTTTTATATCAGGGTCTTTAATAGGCCCCTCTTGATCACTAGGAACAATAGGATCTGTAGTTTCTTGTGATCCACCAATAGTTTTCTCAGAATCATCCCAAGGATCTTTAGTGTCTTCGTTTAAGTTATCAATAGCGTCCTGAATAGGATCTTTTGTAGATTTAATATTACTAGACTTAGGGGTAAGAACCATAATTATTTATCTCGTTGAACGCCTTTAGTTTTTTCTACAGTTCTCATTGTTCCTAGACCTAACATACCAAGAAGCACTGGCATCATAGTTGACAAATCAATAAGGGGAATAACTATTGTAGAGCTAGATAAAGCAAGTACAAAATTAGCCATTGGTATAAAAAGAAACTGAGCTGTCATAGCAAGACAACACGACCAACCAACAGCAGGTCTCCAACCGCTTACAAATAAAGACTTATGGGCCGCCTCTGTTTTATTAACTTCTAATTGAGCCTTAGATAATTCTTGAGCGTGTTTTTCAGCTAAAGTAGATAATTCAAAAGCAATTGCATTTTTCTTATCTTTATCTTCTATAAATTTATCTAAAAGCCCTGTAACTGGTCCTATCAATGAAGTTAAGATAGTCATATTATTATACACTATTTTTTGTTAGATGTCAAGGTTTTTCCAAATATAATTTTTTGGACTGTATCAGATTCGTATATACGTAAGCCTAACCAAACAATTGTAAACAAAGAAGCAATAGGTGGGAGCCACGCGCCTAAAGTTAATATTGCTGTGGAAGCCGCGGCTATGTCTACTACTTCTTTAGTTTCTTCAATCATTATTTTATCCTTAAAATTTTTCATTATAGAAGTTAAAAAAATACCGCATATACTGCAAACCCAAAAACTACAATAACAATAGCAAGACCCAACCATGTGTTTGAATCCGACCAATCTTGACCTGAAATCATTCAAATATCTCCGTTGTTTGAGGGTCTACATACTTAGGTTTACAATAAGCTCTTACAGGTACAGGAAATGCCTCTTTGAAAGTAATCCCTGCGGTTCCTTCAATACCTTGTAAGCTAATACTGCGGGCAAAGTATGTGCATTTATTTACATCAGCCCACACACCATATTCTTCTGTCTCTATAACAAGACTGTCAGCAGTCAGCGTTTCAAGCATTAATGCAAAAACTAACTGCTTCATCTTATAACTACACTATTAACATCAACCCATTGAACCTGACAACGACAGTCTACAGGCTCGTACTTATTACTAGGTCTTGATAGTTCTTGACACATATAAATACAGTGTGACTTCTTTAAATAATAAAGTGTCTGCTCATCAACTACTTCGCCATTGACAAAGAATAGAAGGGCAAACACCATTTTCATTGTTTAGCCAGTAGTGCCTGTACCAACGCTTGTATCTGCTCGTTAGTCTTTTCTTGTATCTTTTCCTGTCTAGCCAAGGATTCTACGATTGCATCAACCTTAGTCTCTGTTACAGCTTGAGCCTGTCCATTAGCTTGTGCTTTTTTAGCCGTTTCTTTGACTATCACTTCAATACGCTTGACTTCCTTGGTAGTAGACTCAGCATTAGCCTGTGCCGCACCGTAAGAAATAGCACCGACAAACAAACTGACTACTAATGGAATAGCCCAAGTTGGAATGACAATACCTTTATCACTCATGACCAAGC